TTTCCACAAATATAACATGGATTACGAATTATTCCAAAAAAATTATTAATTGATATATCAAATTCATATTTTCTAGATAATGCTCTTTTTTTATAATCATCATAACTAACTTGTTGTGTATCAAAAAATATATTATGATTATATTTACTTTCATCAAATCCAAAATGCTTAATAATATGTTCAACCATTAGTATAAAATTTTCAGATGAGTAATTATCACCTTTCATAAAATTACACATTTTACAACACGATACACAATTTTCTTTAATATAACCAATATCATTATTTTTTCTATCAATCCCATTTAATAGATTATTTTCTTTTAAACCATCACCACAATAAAAACATTTATCATTAAAATATTCGATACATTCATTTAATGACAATTTAAATTCTCGTTTATCTCTATTAGCCTTATGCATATAAATTTTATATTTATTTTGTGGATCTAATTTATATTTAGTATATAATTCCTTCATTTTTTCAGGATGTTCATCTCTATATATTTTTGCTACATTTGCTTGATGTTTTCTATAATTATCTATACCTAAATTTAATTTTTTTCTTTCTCTACTTTCCTTGTAATATTTATCAACCAGTTCTTTATTATTTTTCCTCCATTCTTCCTTTTTTTTAAGAAGATATGGATTATTTTTATATTCTAAACTATAATCTCTTGTTCTAATTCTAATTGCTTCTATATCTCTTTGTTTATCTAAACAATTTTTACATTTATTACCTAATTGATTTTTCAAATTATAAAAAAGTTCTTTATCATATAATTTATTGCAAGTAATACATTTTAATTGTTGTGAATTTATATCTAATTCTTTATTAAATTTTTTAGTAGATACATATTTATTTTTTTCATATTGTCTTTCTAACTCCCTACATTTTTCACAAGAATTATATTTATAATCAATATCTAATTCTTCTCTACATCCATTATGATTATAGTATCTACATGGTTTTTTATTATTTTTTTCTAAATTATCTAACCATGATTGTATAATATGTTTTCCACAATATCCATTTTCAGATGCTTTATAATTACAATTTGTATATTTACATATTTCTTCAATTGTTGTTAATTTTCTAATTGTATTTTTATATTCTCCTCTATTTCTACATTCTTCGCATGTATTATTATTATACATAAATTTAACTTTTAAACAACCAGTACATAATTTACTATTTTGTTTCTCTTCTTCAGTGTATTCTTTAACATATAAATGATTTTTACAATAATCTTCATTAGGTTCTTTTTTCATTCTACAATTTTCTAAATTTCTATCTTTCCATAAACATTTATTTTCATTCTTTTTATTTTGTCGATCCAAATCATGAGATTTATCTAAATTTAAACATTTATTACATCTATTTTTTGTATATGTTGGCAACATAAAACAACAACATTTATTACACATTTTATATTTTTTATCTTTTATATTTTGTATATCTTCTTCAGTAAAATTTAAAAAATATTCATGAGCAGAACAGTATTTATTATCAGTATTCCTATTACATATGTTATAACTTCTATTTATTCCTTCACACTTCATATATAATTATAATAATTGTTAATTTTTTTCTTAATTTATTTTCAATTTTTAAATAAATTGAAAATAAATTAAGAATTATTAAATGATTTTTTAACATATATTCCTTCACTATCAGACATTTCAGGAATATGACTAAATAATTCAGGTGAAGAAATTAAATATTTAATCCAACCATTAGTATTAAATCCAGCACAATGAGAATATTTATCACAAAATTCTTTTAACTCTTCTACTGATTTATTTTCAAACCGACATATATCATAATTAGGTGAATCTAATTTAGGATAAAAAATATATTCTGATTTTGTAGATTTTGTAGATTTTGTATGTTGAGGTTCATCTATAAATTCATATAATTCAACTCCCCATGCTACATTCCAGCGTGATAATAATTTAATTTTATATTTATTAGATATTCTATTTACAGCATTTCTTATTTCTTTTAACATAACAATATCATCTACTAAAAAGTATTTACATTTAAGTTTTTTAGTTAATAAAATATCACTATAACATCCGTCTTCATTATGATCACCATCAACAACAACTAAATCAAAATTATGATTCTTAATAATTTTAAACAAATCTCTGGAATTACAATTTATAAAATTAAATCTATCAGAGAATTTCTCTTTAATAAAATCAACTCCAACTTTTGTTGATTCTGATGTACTTATATCAACTGATGTTATATTTACTATTTTAGATTTTGAAAACCACATACATGTACTATGTCCTGCATTAAATCCTATTTCTAATATATTTTTTGGATTATATTTATCTATAATATCATTTACTACTACCCAACAATCCATTCCATTACATCCAAATTTATGTATTCCTTTATCCCAACAAGACCAATTACCTTGAATTAATAATCCATTTTTACCGTTATCTGGTAATCTATTATTTAATTCTGTCCATAATTCTAAACATTTATCCATTATTTATTATATTATAATCTATTTATTTTCATTATCCGCATTCTATTTATAAATAGAATACGAATAACATAAATAAATAGATTATATTATAATCTATTTATTTTCATTATCCGCATTCTATTTATAAATTTATTATTAGTTAATATTATGACAGGAGGACTATTACAATTAGTTGCTTATGGTTCTCAAGATATTTATTTAACTGGGAATCCTGAAATAACATATTTTAAATTAATATATAGAAGACATACACAATTTTCATTAGAAACTAAAGAATTACAATTTGATAATAAAGTAAAATTTGGAAATGAATCATCAATAATAATTAAACGATATGGTGATATAATAACTAGAACCTATTTAAAAATAACAATTAATCCAATTATTCCATCAAATAATTCATTAATGGCATGGATAAACTTATTAGGTGGTTATATGATTGAATATTTAGATTTAGATATTGGTGGAACAAGAATTAATCGTTTATATAGTGATTGGATTATTATTTGGTATTCATTAATATCATAAGGTAATCAACGAAAAGTTTATAATATATTTTCTGGAAATATACCTCAATTAACTACATATAATAATAATCCAAAACCAGAATATACTATGTATATACCAATACCATTTTGGTTTAATATTAATAAATCATTTGGATTACCAATAATAAATTTACAATATCATGAAATACAAATAAAAATAAAATTAAAAAATAATAACGAAGTTATAGTTGCTAATGATTTTTTTATTAAAAATGATTTAGAACAAGTTAAAATTAAAAATTTATCATTATTAGTAGAATATGCATATTTAGATTCAGAAGAACGACGAAAATTAGCACAAACTGGTATTGAATATATAATGGAAGATATAGAATTTAATGGAATTGATATAGTAAAAAATAACAATATAATAAATATTAATTTTAATAATCCAACAAAAGTTTTATTATGGTTTATAAAAAATGATAATTATATTTCTGGGAAAAAATTTGTTTATTATACAAATCAAAATTGGAACAATAAATTAATAGATGCAAGTTTAAAAATATTACAAGAAAGTGTTTTATTAATAACTGATAATTTTAATAAATATATTTATACTGACATATTTAAACCAAAATCATTTGGTTATACAAAAAATAATAATATATATGTAGAAAATAAATCGAATTCATATTTAATTATAAATACAAATTCATTAAAATCAAAATACTCAATTACTAATAAAATTTGTGCAAATATTTATGTTAATGAATTTATTAATATTGATATAATAAAAACTAATATAACAATTAAAGATTTAAGTATTCCATTAGAATATTTAATTGATACAAGATATATTAAAAATGATCCATATGTTTATATATATAATAATTATGGTTTATTAATAAATGGACAATTTAATCCAATTAAAAAAGCAAAATTAACAGTAAATGGAATTGATAGAATTGATTTTAAAGATGGTAATTATTTTAATTATGTTCAACCATATCAATCTTATCCAAGTATTCCTTTTGATGGTATAAATATATATTCATTCTCCTTAGAACCTTTTAAATTACAACCAACTGGTAGTATTAATTTATCTCGTATTGATTCTTTTAATTTAATATTTTATATTAGAAATATATTAAAAATACCAAATTTATTAAATAATAAATTAAGTATATATGGTGTTAATTATAATATTTTAAGAATAATTAGTGGAATGGCTGGTAAAGCATTTAATTAAATAATAATATCTATTTAGATCATTACTATTTGGATAATATATTTTTCCAGATTCTAATATATATAAATTATTATTTTTAATAAAATTTATAAAATTATTATGTGATTCTAATATTTTATAATTATTTTCCCATGGTTCTACTATATTATTAACTACTAAATCCAATAATTTATCTCCTTTTATTGGTATTTCTATTATCATATAATCTTTAGTTTGTTTTTTAAGTATATCTATTATTTCTTCTGGTTTTTTATATTTCAATAAATGGTGTAAGATTGCAAAATATAATGTTATATCATATTTATTTTCTATATTTAATATATTTATATTTGTAAATTCTACATTAGTTATATTACATAATGAACTTATTTCTTTTGCTGTATTTAATTCGTTCGTGGTTATATTATTTAATGTAATAAAACTATTATAATTTTGTGCAATATTTAAACCAATTCCACCTAATGAACATCCTGCATCTAATAATGTAAATTTATTATGATATTTAGTTATTATTTTATTAGTAATTAAATATTTTATTAATGTATGTCCTTCTAAAATAATTTTCTTATTAATATCTATTTTTATAGATTGATAATCTTTATATTTTTTAATTATATTTAAATTTAAATTATTTTTTATTTGTAAAATAATGTCATCTATATCAGAATAATTATTAAATAAAAAGTTTTTAATTAATTTAGAATATGGTATAGGTAAATATGTATCAATAATATTTTCATTTAATAATTGATTAGATTCATTTATTTTTATAAGATTATTATATAATAAACTAATAGTCATATTAAATATATTTATTGTATTTAGATCATTATTATCATTAATATCAACAAAATCATGTATATCTATTAAATATATTTTACCATTATCATATCCAAAATTTCTATAATATATATCAGTTAATTTAAAACCTAATTTTAATATTTTTACAAATATTTCAAGTATATCAATATAAAAATTATTATTAATAGTATCATATGTATCTATTTTTTTTTGTAAATAAATTAATGAATCAGAATCTTCATATAATATTTCTGTTAAAGGAATTAAATTATTTATTAATAAAATATTAACATAATATTTAAAATTATTTAATGTATTATTATTTTTTTTACAAATTTTAATTAAATTATTATTAGATAATAAACATAAACAAGTTCCTCCACTATCAATAAATATTAAATTTGTAAAATTATTTAATACATAATCTATTGATTTTTCTAAAATATTGTATTCAAATATTATTGTATTATTTAATTTATTTAAATGATTAATTATATTTATAAAATCTGATTTATTATTTAATTTTAATGATATTTCCATATATTTATTATATTATTTTTTTCCTAAATATACTGAAATAAATTCAATACTATTTAATCCAAACCATGTTGATGGATATGGTCCTTGACTTAGATAATAATCTCTTAATTCCATTAATAATTTTCCCAACATATTTAATCCAGTTCCATCTCCATTATCTCCCCAATAATTGTCATTTACTGTATGTTCTACTAATACTCTACCTTTTGTTGATAATAATAAATTTTTTAATGTTCCATTTTGTGCAAATTTACATCTTAATGCACATCTCATTGCATTATCTTTTACACTATATCCAGTATTTTCTTTTGTTCCATGCCAGTTTGGATTAATATCAGTTTGTACATTCAGTTGTCGAACATATTCAAATGCTTCTTTTGGTGTTTTTTTCGATGCAATAGTAGTTATATGGGACAATGCATTAGTTGAATTAATAAATTTCAACGATTGAAACATATGTTCAGATGTTTTAAAAATTATATTCTGTCTATTAAATGTTGCTTGAATAGGAGAATTAAAAAAATTAGTAAATTCATATAATGGTTCATCTGAATGATAAAAACATATTACATTATAATCATTATATTCTTTAATAATATTACCATTATATAAATTTCTATTTAAATTTATTGGATAATCTATTTGCTTATTATTATGTGTAATTTTTAATGGTTGATTTTTTGCTTGTTTTTGTTGCGGAATATATGTAATATTACAAGGAATTAAATTACATTGTGGTCCATGTGCAGTCCATTTATAATATGGCTTACTATTATCTTTTACAATTATTTTATTTTGATCATATTTAAAATCTTTACATGTATTACAACAAAAATCATATATTTTACCAGATGGTTCAACAAATTTAGTAAATATATTACAATTATTACAACAATTAGTCATAATTATAATATATAAATATTTTTTTTATATAAAAGTTAAATAAAATAATAAAAATATGTAGTAAATATAAATGGCGGGAGGAGTTATACAATTAATAATATATGGATCACAAGACATGTATTTAACAGCAAACCCACAAATAACATATTTTAAAGTAGTATATAGAAGACATACTAATTTTTCAATAGAACCATTTGAGATAAATATACAAAATCCAAAATTTGGGAATAATAATTTAACACAAATATTTAGATTAGGAGACTTAATGACTAAAATGTATTTAAGAATAGTTATAAATAATGTAATACCAAATGAAGGAAGTAAATTTGCATGGATAAGAAGATTAGGACATGCAATAATAAAAAATATATCAATAGAAATAGGGGGATATACAGTAGATAAACAATGTGGAACATGGATAGATATATGGTATGAATTATCAAGACAAGGATATCATGAAAGGGGATATAATAATATGATAGGAGATATACCAATAATGACGGAATATAACAATAGTCCAAAACCAGAATATATATTAATAATACCATTACAATTTTGGTTTAATAGATTTTATGGATTAGCAATACCGTTAATATCAATACAATATCATCAAATATATATGAAATTTGAAATAGAAGAGAAAAATAAATTAATAATAACTAATAATAAATTTACAAATTTTGACCAAATACAAATATTATCAGCATCATATATAATAGATTATATATATTTAGACATATTAGAAAGAGATTTTTTTGCAAATATGGCACATGAATATTTAATAGAACAAGTTCAATTTGATAATACAGATAATAGAGTAAATAATCAACAAAAATATTTTATACAATTTAATCATCCAATAAAAGAGTTATTTTGGGTTATGAAAAATGGTAATTATATAAATAGTAAGAAATTTTTATGTTATACAAATAAAGATAATTGGGAAGAAGAAATATTAAAATGTTCTAAACAATTATTATTAGATAGTATTATTTTATTATGTGAATGTGATCCATCACCAGATAATGGAGGAACATGGGAAGAATTTAAACCATTAACAGAAGGAACAACAATTAATGGAAAAATAAATGTTAAAAATGAAAGTGATAGAACATTATGGGTTAATACTAATTCATTAATAATTGATAATTATAGTATAACAAATAAAATATGTGGAAATATATTAGTTAATAATGATAGAAAAATAATATTAACAAATATAAAAACAGATATAACAGTAAGAGATATAAGTATTCCAATTGAATGGATGACTGATACACGAATACAATCAGATGATGTATGTGTAAATCAATTTAATAATTATGGAATATTAATAGATGGTAGTGTAAATCCGATAAGATATTCTAAATTTCAAATAGATGAAGATGATAGATTTATAAGAAGGGATTATAAATTTTATAATTATTTACAACCAGAAATTCATCATTCAAATATTCCAAAAGATGGAATAAATATATATTCATTCGCATTATATCCTGAAAAACATCAACCATCAGGAACATATAATATATCACGAGTAAAAAATAATGTATTATATTTATGGTTTGAAGATATAACTAAAGAGGATAATTTACCTGATTTACAAATAATAAATAATCAAGATCAATTATATATATTTGGATTATCATATAATATATTTAGAGTAATGAATGGTTTAACAGCAATTGCATATATGAATTAAAAAATATATAAATTAATTATAAATGACAATATGTAAAAATTATAAACCAAATATAATACATATATTTATTCCTCCTTTTTCAACTATAGCAAAATTATGTTTATCTAATGACAAAACTTATTTATTTTTAACTACTATTCTAAGATTCTTTTTTTATTTAACTATTTTTGTTTTGTTTTATTCATTTGGTATATTATGTTATAAATACGATAATACATTACAATTTATATTAACAATTATGATTACAACTATTTTAATTTTAACTTCAATTTCAGTAATATTAGTATTATTTAAATCTCCATTATTAGATATTGAAGATATTAGATATCATGCAAATCATGAATTTGAAATGATAAATAAAGATTTAATGAATGAACAACATGGTAAAAAAACAATTCAATTAGTTATTTAATTTATAACAAAAATTAATAATAAATTAATTTTTGTCATAAATTCTTTTTGTGTTTTTGTGTTTTTTTGATGTGCAAAAAAGACACATGACTACAGACTTGTTGTAGCAACAGGGAGTCGAACCCCTTCAGAAACTTAAATACAAGTCAAGTTTCACTCAATGATTGATCATCATCGAGATTACAACATCAGAAATGTTCGTCTGATTGTTGCCCTGACAAGTATTCAAGAATACTTGCACTACCCAATGCTCGAAGATACAACTGCATATTCCGTAGTCAATGTAGAATAAACACACATCATGGACAGTTTATTCTTGGATTTCATAGGTCACCTTTCAAGGTGAATTCACTTCACTGAATTGAACCACCTGGGTCGCAAATCACTGATGTGTCTTTCACATCAGTGATAAGCATCCTACACAAAAATCAACTCCGATCTGAGTTGAAGTTTATTGGTCTGTGTAGAATGATATACAATTATATAGAGATTTTCAAGCAGTTATAATTTCAATTTTTTTGTATAAATTATTAGTTGTCTATTTACTATATAAAACAGTCTATTATAATCCATTTTCATCTATAAAATCTAATAATTGATTATATTTATTAATAAGAGGAATATTATAAGAACTATTAGTTTGCCAATAACTTAAATTATCATTTAATAATAATGGATGGTGTTCAATATAAAAATAGCCTCCATGTTTATCATCACTTGGTTTATAATAACAATATTTTGGTAAATCATTAGTTATTATATCTAATTCATCAGGTAAATTATTATTAATTCGTCTTCTTTTACCACCTTCTGATAAATTAATAGATAATTTATTATTATTAAATAATTTTTGTTCCGTATCATAACCAGATTCTGATAATTTTAATAATTTTTCAGTATTATTAGATGGTAAAGGTCTATTAATATGTAAATAATTTGCTTTGTGTATAATAGAATAAAAACTATCTAATAATTCTTTACCTTCTTTAGTATAATCTCCATTCATAGAATAATTTTCAAATAAGTCTGGTCTATTTTTTTTTAATAATTTTAAAAAATATTTTGCTTCTTTTAATTTATATTGAAGACTAACATTTCTTGAACTTGTTGTTTTCCAATTAACATCACCAACCTGAACCATAAAACGATCTCCATGCGTAGCATCAGGTTTCATATACCAAACATAAGTTGGTACAGAATCAATATCTATACCAGATTCTAATGGTAATTCTGATGTCCGTTTCTTTTTTTTAAAATTTCTTGAACTATTTTTATCTTTAGAATCATATATTAGATTATCTCTTCTATTATCTAAACCAATTGTATTAATATGTAAAATATTTAAGTTTTCTCTATTATTTTTATTATATTTATTTGCAATAATAAGTTCATGTAAATAAACAAATTTAGTTTCATTATTATATGTATGTGTGCAATATATAAATCCATTATTATTACATTTCCATGTTTTATTTAATGAATTTATAAATGGAAAATCTTCCCAATTTATTATACTTGGTATTATTGTATCTCTATAATTTATATCTATTACTGCATAATTATTATTCTTATATTTTACTTTTGTATAATTTAAACTCATATCTATTCAAGAGAAAATTATATATTTTATCATAAATAAATTTATTTTATATTTAATTTACTATTTAAAAAATAATACATAAATAATATAAGAACAAAATAATCTAAATAGTTATTACATGACAACAAATTATTCATTAGAATGTTTTAAATATAAGTTAAAGAAAACACCAGTAAGATCAGGATCAGTTGGATCATTATTTGTTGCAGCGAAGTTATGTTTTAAGGATGTTAATAATAATACACCATTTTGGAATAAATTTGCAGAAATTAAAACTGTTGTAGATCCATTTTTAGAATTAGTAGATAAATTATATGTAGATTATTGTGGAAAAACGCAAGAAATGGATGAAATGTTAAATGTTATTTTCTTACAAAGTTTTAAAGGTAGATGTAATGTATATAATTCTCATAAAGATCATTTTGATGCAGGTATAACCAGTATTATGAATGTCTTAATTCATCATTTAAGATATTGGGAAAGAAAATTAAGATTAAATGGGTGGATGAAAAAATATTGGGCTGGACAAATATCTTTCCATGAAAGTCTTCAAAAAGTTCTAAATTATTTACCTGAACAACAAGAAGATTATGTTGTTGTTAGACGAAGATATGTTAATAATTCAGAATATCATCAAGAAGAAAATCAAAAAGAAAATCAGGAAGAAAACCAAGAAGAAAATCAAGAAGAAAATCAAGAAGAAAATCAAGAAGAAAATCAAGAAGAAAATCACGAAGAAAATCAAGAAGAAAATCAAGAAGAAAATCAAGAAGAAAATCAAGAAGAAAATCAAGAAGAAAATCAGGAAGAAAACCAAGAAGAAAACCAAGAAGAAAATCAGGAAGAAAATCAGGAAGAAAATCAGGAAGAAAATCAAGAAGAAAATCAGGAAGAAAATCAGGAAGAAAATCAGGAAGAAAATCAAGAAGAAAATAAAACATATAAAAAATTAGTAAGAATAGAACCATTTGTAAAGAACATAGAGAGAATAATAAAAGAAGCAGTAGTTGCACAAAAAGAGAGTCGACAAAAAGAACTATATCCAATGAAAAAAGAAACAACACAAGAAAATAGAGTGGATGACTCAGGGGAAATGAAGAAACAATATAATAAACAAAATAGATATAAAAGAAATAATAAAAATGGATGGCAAGAAGTTGTTTCAGAGAAGAAACAACCAAAACAACCAAAACAAGTAAAATATAATAAATTTAGAGAGATGACAGTAGAGAAAGGAGAGTTTTACAAGAATTAAATAATATATTATTTAATTTTTACAAGAATTAAATAATATATTATTTAATATATTATTTAATTTTTACAAGAATTAAATAATATATTATTTAATTTTTACAAGAATTAAATAATATATTATTTAATTTTTACAAGAATTAAATAATATATTAAATAATATATTATTTAATATTGATATAATTAGAGGAAATAGGTAAATTAAAATTAGCAGAACAAAAGGGACATTTAATAGATTTATTATAAGAAGAATAAAGAGAAAGACATTTTTTATGGATAGCCTTACCACAAGAGTATTTACAATAATCTAAATCAGAGTCATCATTAACATTATCTAAACAAATAGGACAAACATCATCAATTTTAATAGGGACACCATTTAGAAGATTATTATATTTAGATTTAAGATTAGTATCAATAAATAAATTTTTATACAAAGAGAATTCATTAAGTAATTTAGAGATTTCATAATCATTTAATATTTCATCTTCTTTACCGAAATTAAATATATTATGAATATTAAGAATTTTAATTAGAACAAAATAAATATGCTTACATTTATTTTTATACATAGTAAAATCAGGACAAGAACATTCAGATTTAGGTTTAATAAAAACAGAATAAATATTACCAGTTGTTCCCATAATAACAAATTTTTTATTATTATTTTCTACATCAACTAAATATAATTTTTGATTTATTGCTCTATTTTTTTTTGATTGTATAATAAATATATATAAAAATAATTATAAAATAAATTTTATATATATTTATAGTAAATAATATGAGCATAGAAGATTATATAACAAATTATTATCCAGATAGAGTAAATTTAGAACCAATAAATACAAAATACAGTAGTAGATATATGAAAGAATATCCAAATTGGACAAATTTTGTAGTAAATAGATATTATTATCCATGGGATGTATATCCTGATTATTATTTTGAATCAGTAAAAAGAACATTACATGATAAAATATATAATCCATATCCAAAAGGTTTTAAACCAATAAGTAGGATGAGTATGGAAGGGAGTAGATTAGGTAATCCAATATCAAGAGGGAATATAATATTTAATAGAGAGAATGATTGGACAAAATACGATCGTCAAAATTATATGATAATAGAGGGATTTAGATATAATACAGATATAATAAATATAATAATTCTAATAATAATAATGTATATAATTATATATGGAGTATATAGAATATTTTAGAGGAGGGAGAGCAGGAGGTTCTTCAGGAGGAAGAGGTTCTTCAGGAGGAAGAGGTTCTTCAGGAGGAAGAGGTTCTTCAGGAGGTAGAGGTTCATCAGGAGGAAGAGGTTCAGGAGGAAGAAGTTATAGCGGAAGAGGAACAGTAGGAAGAGGAAGTTATAGATTAGG